ACATTTTTATTTTAGAATTTTCACTCCAAGTTTTACCTGTGAAATGTGCGGATAACTTTAATTTTGTTTCTTTTGTGTGTGTTTTGCCTAACCAAAGTTGTTTCCCTTTCATTAAATCGGATTGCGATTTGTTATGTTCTAAACTCCAATGGTTTCCATAATTCCAGTGTTTATCACCCGCTTGTTTTCCCTTATTAGATTCGGAATTTAATGATTTGGTTTCTTCATCCCAATGTTTCCCGAACATGTGGTGTTCGGTTCCGCAATATTTACCTTTTCTAGATTTTGAAATTTTTATACGGACTGAAGTTAATCTAGACATAGACCCCATTCCGAAATTATTGGCAGTTCCTGGTAATATGTTATATCCTAATTTACAAGAATCGTATTTCCTTATGTAATGTTCTTCCAACTTATCAATTACTTTTTGGTTATCAACTTTGATATAATGCAAAACTTCTCGTTCAAAATTAACAATAAATTTCCTTCCAAACAATTTTCTGTATTTGCTAATAATTAATGATAACTCGGAACCGCTACCCAAGTAATTAGAATCAAGCGTTTTTTGATTTTTTATCCTGTGCTGTCCAATGTATATTTTCCCATCAGGCAAATGTGTTGTTTTATATATTATTGCTATAACCATAACTCGGACTGTTTGATATATAATACTTGCTAAATATATTTAATCATTCCAGTCTGCATTTAACGTCTTTTTACGGTCGTAAAATCTCGAAAACGAGAAATTATTATATATGAATATGGGGTCTCCGTTCTTGTAATCTCTTAATTTATCTGTATTTAATCTCATCATTTCTTCTTTGGCTTCATCCCGAGTTTGATTTATCGTTATGAAAATATCAAACGGTCTTATTTTTCCACGGTCTTCTGATAAGTTGGAACGAGTTATCAAAAACGCTGGGTCATTACGTTGTTCTTCCGGAATGGAGTTACTTTGAGTTGCGGTATGCACAACGGCATTAAATTCCATCGCCAATTGTTTCATGCCCTTTGCTAATTTAGCTTGTCTGAACCGCTCTTCACTTGGAGAATAGTTGTGACCATCGCCGACTTCAAGAAGTTCTAAATAATCTATAATTACAACATCAATTTTACCATAGGCTTTCTCCATTTCCTTTAACTCGCGGTGAACATCAACCAATGTTTTAGCGTTGAAGCTTTCTTCGGAAGAAACCAATATGTCGGACTTGCGGAGTTTCTTGATAATCTTCTTTGATATCTCCATCCGTTTATCAGATATGTTACCAAGCTTGACATCTGAATATAAGGTACCCGTCCAAGCGGCATCGTACCTATTTAAGCATTGCTCCCTCGTGCCTTCTAATTGAAAGTGTGCTACTCTGTGACCGTTACGCGCGGCTGCTACTCCAACGCTTACTAAACATTGAGATTTTCCGGAGCCTGAATCTCCTAACCATAATACACATTCCCCTGTTTCCGGACCGCCAAACTGACCTCCCAACCTGTAATCAAGTTCATCAATATTAGTGGGAACCTTAAAACGAAAATTGTAGTCTTCAGATTTACGTTTTGTTTGGCGTTCTTCAAAATCATTAAAAACAGCTTCAAACTTTGCATTTTGGATACTAAATTTAGCTATGTCGTCGGCGTACTTTATTAACAAGTCATATGACGCATCTTTTTCTCCTCTATTATAAGCTTCAACTATTTTATCGTTAGCCTCAAGAAATTTCATTTGTTTAATGTATCTCTCAAAAGTCTCGACTATCAGTTCAGCTTCATTTTCGTTGGTAGGTTCAAAATCTTTTATTTCTACTATTTTATTGAGTATGTCTTCATCATCAATAAATTCTTGTTGCAGTTGACCTATCGTTGGCACCACGCCCGTTTTATCATACCGTTTAGATATCCATTGCCACATTTTCTTCTCAGACTCCTCTTGCAGGTAAGAATATTTCAGATATTGCTTAGCAATATCCATTATGGTGCGTTTCTGAAGTGCTACAGCCAATAACTCTACAATAAAATTCTCAGCCAGTTTATTATTCGCCATATCCCCTTTTTATATATACTTTATTGTATTCTTGTTTTAATAGTAATTTGCATTCGTTCTTGTTGGAACACATCACACAAAAGGAACTTTTATGGAAGTACAACGTTGTAGTTGCTATGCACCATAAAAATCCTCGGTCGGTGTTTAAATGTAAAGCTTTTTGTTTTTCTTCCCTTTGAATCAGGGTGACGACAAGTTCGTTAATCTTAGAGTTTTTCTTAATAACGTTGATGCGATGCCGGATTTTTATACCCGCTCTAGTCATAAAGACATTCGTTTCCATAGAGCACATATTCCAACGCTTTATAGCACTGGCTCCAAATATCCAACTAATTCGTACACGACGGGAGTAATCAATGTCAGATCCGTCATTAAACCAGCTCTGCATCCCATACTCAAGAAACTTCCTTATAAAGTCTTCTCCTATCTCGTCGCCAAAATAATCCATAAAATTATTGAAGCTGTTTACGTCGTTATCATTACATTTTAGCGGGTGTTTGTTTTTTGTGATTTGTTCTAGTAACTCAATTAAAGTATCAACCGCGTACCTAAATAATTTTTGTCTTCTCTTATTCATTTTTATATTCTAAACCATTTAGCTATCCAACGTTCAAGTGTGGGGAAACAATCATCAACTGAAGTGTCTAAAATTCCGACTTCGTCTTCCCCGATTGCCTTAATATAAGTATTTAACCTTGTTTCGGAATGTTCGCTAAAATACAGCGAATATACGTCAAAAAAATCGATTATCAGGCTTCTGTCTTTAGTAGCGGTTGTTCCTAAAACACGCCCTTTCTTTTGTATTGTGTTCGCGTCTTCCAAACCTCCGTCTACATTTATCAATACTTCAACCTCGCTTACCGTTACCCCCTTTTTGAATATTCCGGAAGCTAACAAGAATCCGCCGCTTTCCTTCAAGAAGTTATTTTTTGCTTCTTCGCGCTCTTCGGTTTTAGTACCGCCGTGTATAAACTTAATGCCGCTTGCTTTGGAAATCTTTTTACCATGTTCAATACTCTGAAACAATATCAATGTCTTCAAATTTAAGCGTTTCAATATGTCTATAACGTGAAACAATGCATTGTTGCGTATCACATTTTCGAATATTATCTTTTTGCGATATTCGTTGTAATCGGTATTGTCCTCCATTTCAGCCCCGTAATCAACTTGGTTATGGTCTAATAGCAGCATGAATACTTTATAGTCGCTCAATACCTTTCGGTCTCTTAATGTCGATTCTTTAATAGTGTAAACTATTCCGCCTGACCAAGCCTGAAGTTTTAAATTTTGAATAAACGAATTAGCACGGTATGGAGTTGCTGAAAGGCAAAGCAAATAATCAATCTTATGACATTTCTTATAAATAGACAATCTTGTGTCTGAACAGTTGTCGTGTATTTCATCGATGCAAAGAAATTTCAAATGTTTTAAATACTCCAACATCTTTTTCTTTTTTGCCTTGTCTTTGCAACGCGTCGATACCGCTTGTTGAACGGTTTGAATCATAGCCACTGTAACTAAATGATTCGTGTCTATTCTGCCAGCCCGTATTTCCCCAATTTCAATACCGCCGTATGGCTCAAAAAACTCCTTTATATCTCCAACGGCTTGACTGAACAACACATCTGTATCGACAATAAATAAAAACTTATCGGTTGGGTTGTTGTTATTAAATATCCGTATTATTTCTGAAGCGATGAAAGTTTTACCGCCTCGGGTTGGAACTACAATGATGCCAAATCTTTTCTCAAAAAACGCTTCAACTGCTTCAGATTGGTGGTCATATTTTCCCGACATACGAGAATCAATAACCGTTCCCGTTGGAAGTGTATATTCATAATTGTATAAATCGTACGTAATGTCGTTTTCTTTTAAATAAGCCTCCAATACGCTCAACATTCCAATCTTAAATGTATAAATACGCTTATCAAACATTTCGCTGTATTTCTTAGCGGCGTATGGGTCGGGGTTTTTGAACGAAAGTGCTTTCCCAACGTGTTTCAACCCAATCTTAGTTGATTTAGCAAAACTGAACTCAAAATTACTTATTCTTTCAATGGTCACAATGGGCTGTTTCATTTTCTTAATATTTTACAGGAGGAAGGATAAAGAAGAAGACCACCCCCTCTCCCCTCTTTGGGTTACTTTTACAGTATGAAAGTCGTGAGTTGTTAATAGACCACCCCTTGTTCAGACCGAAACAGAGCTCACACGTTAGACTTAAACTTTGAACTAAAAATGTTGATTTTAAAGCATCCTACGCAAACTTGAAAGCTCTTTCATATAAGTAGTTGAACGCAGATAGAAAGTTTATTAACAAAAAGAGCGGGCATGAATAGCTCGCTCTTTTAAATGATAAGTAATCAAGTTTTATATTAAGTTGGTGCCGTCCCATACATAACTCAAATTGTTGTATACATAAATTGTACCGCTGACTGGCGTAACCCCGTCGTCGAACAAAAAATCTCCATCTGGGCGTATTATGGAATGAATATTTTTATCGGCTACCGAAAAATATTTATCTCCCAATTGTAGAGCGCGTGGGTCTGGTTCTTCGCCTGTTATTTGAATCAATCTAACTGGAGGATTAACGTAACCCAAGAATGGTTGCAATTCCCAACCCTCAAATATTTTTGAGTAAAACCCATTATTAGAAAATGTTGGGTCTCCTTTCACTGAAACGATTTCTCCGTAATTAATATCCAACCCGTCTACACCAATTGAGGATAATGAATCTGCTTGCATATCTGACTTTAAAGCGTATGTTTTTCTCACGTTTAAAGTTCTTGTGTAATTGTTAGTTTGATAAACAGCGGTAACATTTGTTTCAAAAGTCTTAACTTCCCAATATTTTGTATTCCACATGAGTATTGCTATAACACCTGAATCAACAGGAGTCGTAATAGTTATCTTGGAACCGTTTACATCATGGAAATTAGCAAATGTAATTGTGCTGCCTTTGCCGACTCCAGATATGTAACTCACCCTCGAAGTATCGGGTTGTATTGGGATTGTATTAGCAATAGCAAAACCTGTTAACGAAGACTGAGTCGCCAATTCCAAACCGCGGATGTAATCTAACATGCTCAAAGCATACGCTTGTTCACTTGCTGGAGTTATTTCAGTTCCAACTGGCCTGCCTAACAAAGCGGCTATTATTAAATTTTTGGTATCAATATATCCAGACATAATTATTTTGTTTTAAGAATAAGATTCTTTTTGATAATTTGGGTCAAAATTTTCACTTTCAATTAAGTCGTATTCTAAAATAAATTCAACTTCTTCACCCGTATTGTTTATTGTTTTAGCCTTATATTCGGCAAATAAAACCTCATCTGTTTTATTGCTACTTTTTTTAATCAACCTTTGTACCCAAATTCCTATTGCCCCGCCTGACAAAAATGGCTCGTCGTTATTAGTCAAAGCAACAGAGTTATCAGCTTTGTTTTTATACTCCCCGTCGAATTGCAATACTAATTCACCGTCCGTTATAAAGGAGCATGTCTCAGGCACTGAAATAACCATCTCGTCCGTGCGTTCAATCCTCATAGTATCATCCGTTAACCGCTTAACCGTATAATCTGTATCTTCAAGAGCCGAGTCAATAGCACTATAAGTACCGTACATCCCTTCGGAAATAGATTCACACATTACATCAAACGGATACAATACAAAAGATTCACCTACCGCCGCAGGTTTGACTATTTTTAAATTTACCCCCGCTCTATAAAACGCGGCTGAAAAGAACTCTGCCTGTATTGGTTCTTGATATCTGCTAGATATTTTCTCCATAAATAACTCATTCCCCACAGGAACCGCAGCCACTTTAAACTCGGCTAAATTAGTGTCGTCACCAATAATTTTCAAAGTCACGTTTTTTACGGGAAAATCAAACTTATTAACCAAACAAATTCCAATAGTTTCTTTTTGTCTTTTTTCGATTGTCAAAGAAGATATTAAATCAAATAAAACATTCACGGCTGCATTGGGAACGGGAGAAGAAGAAACAAATCCGCCAAGGCTCCTCATTGGGTCTGTTTGAGGAAATTCTCCTCCAGACTTTACGAGTGAAGAGGACGAGCCTGTTAAGTATATCATCATAATTTTATGAGTATTGTCGGGTTGTTGTTATTTTGTTTATATTAATCGCAAAAGAAGATTCTGACAAAATTTCAGTATCGTTCAATAAATTTTTGAAATTAGCAATGCAAAATTTTTGTAAAATTGTTTTCACATTACCTATTAACCTATAACGCAACGATATTGTGCTTTTACCGTAATCGACAGGCACTGATATGCGATTATAAATGTTATCAATGTTGAGTTTGTAGTATGCAGGGTGTGCTTGACCAGATACTGAAACTTCAAACTCAATTTCGTCAAAATCAGGTATGATAACAAAATCATTTTCTGTGTCAGAAATAAAAGAAGAGTCCATATCAGGAACCGATAAATCTTTGTTGGCATTGGAAATTATTTTTGCTCGCTTCATGTTTGAGCGATTCAACAAAATCCAACCGTTGAACATATTATCAGGTATGGAGCCAACTCCTAAATAATTGCAACCGCCCGTTATGCGAAACGTGTTATTAGTTGACAATGGAAAGAATGAGAACGAAGATATCTTGTATCCATGTTCAATTGAAATCAACAATTGTCTTTCAGAGTGAATAGCCGCGTCTAATATGCTAACAATGGGGTTAAGTGAATTTTTATTTGCGTTAGCTGAATCGTTAAAAACCGAAATTCCTCTAAGATCTTTTATCTCCAAGACTCCGTTTTGATATTCAGTTTGGGCTAAAAAATATTGGTCTTCAGCTAATATTGGAGCGACGTCTGATACTAGTTCTATAATAGAACAAGAGTCATATTCGTATATCAGTTCATCGTCGTTTATTTGTTCAGATCCTGGTGTAAACGTTCCGATTGCGCTGTACCTCAAATTATTTTCAGGAGCAAACGCCCCGCTTAATATAGCAGAAGTGTCTGAAATAACTTTCAAGACTTCATAATCGCTAACATTCAGATTTGAATTTAATCTTACTTTATTGGGGAAATTATTTCCGCCGCGTAGAACTTCTGTAAAATTAGTTCCAACTCCCGTTAAAGAACCATTTGCATTTACGCTTACCGAACCAGTTTCTAAATTTGTTGTTTTGTATTGAGCAACGAACCAATGTTTGAAACCGTCGGTTGAAACTATGACGCTAATAGAATTAGACAGCGTTATTAAATTAAGTTTGGAATCAACAGCAATTCCAGGATTGAAAGTTATGGAATTTACATTACCTAACGATTTAGTTGCCTTTAGATAAGTATTTTTAGAGTCTCTAACAACTCCAAAAGATTTTATCATCGCCCCTAGAATTTTCAGATATCCGTTCTCTTTCATAAAGCTTTGGAGCTTGTTTAACTCACAAGCTTCAAGGAACAAATCGGGACTTATTTTTAATCTTGACATATCTATAAATCTTTCTTATTAATACTTGTTAAATGTATATTGTTATGTTATTCAAATTATAAGGCAACAGATATTTGTTAGATATAAATGTTATTTGTTCATCCGTCAAGCCCTTGTTATTATTCTTAGCGAATATATAAAACAAATTATATGATTGTATAAACCCATTGCTTTTAGCATTGGCATCTCTGCTTTTCATAGGAAGTATATTAGTACCCCAAACTAGAGGTCTAACTTTGTAATTCCAGATGGAAACAGCTCCTCCCGCGTTGCTGTCAATCTGAATAAAGGGCAACATTGATTTCACAAACTTGTTATTGAAATATAAATTGTTACCAATATTCAAATTGTTTGTGTAATTGTCTTTGTTGACTGAGGAATAACAATGTATTATTCCTCTAACATTATACCATACATCGTTTCTAAAACCAGATAGTGGAGCATCAAAGAACAAGTCGGTGATAGAATCGCCGTTTGGAGTTATGAACGCGTCAACTAGTTTGTTTTTTAAATTATCAAATCCTTCTACTCCAAAAATTAGTTTATCGTTTGGTTGTAGATTTCTTAATTTAAAACTAAATGTTATTTCGTAATCAATGGAGCTGCTAACTTTTATGAGATAGTTTGAAGCGTCTTCTGACATAGAAGTTCTTCCAATGCCACATTTACCGCTATCGGATGATAATATCAAAACTCCTTTTCCTTCTAAAAGACTCACGCTAACATTGCTGTTTTCAGTGACGAAGTAATTGTTGGCATCTACAAAGTCAGCCGTATTTTCTTTTGTTTTGTTTAAAGAGTTTACTCCATTAATCCCCCTATACAACGGAGAACTATTACCAACAACCCAACCCATTTTAGTTTTAGGTAGTTTTGAATTTAACAGTTCGTCATTCGTGTTTGAGTTTAATACTCTTCTAAACTCACCATCTATTGGCATAACTTTAGAGTTGCTATATAGCTCACCTTTGCTTTTGAACACCAACGTTGTCCCGCGTTTGCGTATTTCGTCGTACAAATGGTATGATAAATATTGAAGGTCTTCTAAGGTAATGTTTGATTCATCAAAGTACAAATTGTTTTGTCGGACGTTTTCTTTCATCAAATCTATGTCCGAATTAAAATTTTCAAACCTTTTTGAAAAACGTATAACCAACGAAAAAAATTTAGATATTGAAGAAAACAAGGAGAGATAATCGGCGTCAACCTCTTCGTCCCTATCATCCCCCCTTGTTATATAACAGGGAATAATACCCCTAAAATACAACTTCTTCAAAAGATTTGCACTAACAACTTCAGTCAATGAATCGTTTAGTATATTTTTGAATATACTGGAATTTGTTACGACAAATTCATCAACTTTAGGTGCTTCCATGGTGTGTGATTATTACTTTTTCTTTTTAGTTTTATCTGCCTTTATATCAGATTTAGACACTTCTTTTTTCTCCCAATTTTTTGCATCAAAGAAGAACGACAATACGGCTGATTCATCAACGCCTAATTCTATAGGGATAATGAAATTCTTGTCATCTACAGTAACCGCTTGCACTAATTGCTTTTTGTCGATTACTTCAAGAACCACGTTGCGATTTTCTTGCATTGATTCATCGTAAACCGCCCTTAATTTGTCGTATGATTCTTTGTCTTCTTTTGAAAGCAACGCAACGGAAAGTTTAAAATCGTAATCTTCTTTTTTGCCAGCTGATTCAGCAGCCTTTTTCTTTTCGTTGGCTAATTGAATAGCCTTATCTTCTAACTCGATAAGTTCCGGATCTGTACACTTATTTATCAATTCAACTTCTTTAGACAGTATTTCCAAATTTGATAATAAACCCAAATTAAGATGCAAATTTTTGATTTTGTTTCTCTTACAATAATTAAGAAGTTCTTGTACGTTTTGATGTACGATTTTTATTTCTATCAATTTCATTTTTATTCAGCGATGATTGTACAATCGCTATACTCTGGGGTTGTTAATAAATATGTTTCGCAATTTGTTTTCAAGTCTCCCGTTAGAAAATACTTATCAAACGGATTGATTTGTTCAGGAGTTGGCATAGGCGGAATATTAAAATTCATTCCTTGACCTACTGAATAGTGCCTATCTGGGATAATCGAGCCCAAACCTTGTTCTTTTACTTCCTTATTTAGATAAGTACGAACGTTGAAATTTACGGTTTTGCCCACATAATCAATGTTAGCATTGACTACTTCTATGCAAGCCGCGTCGGTGATGACTCCGTTTTTGAAGTCCATTGCTGTTTTGAGTGACATAATTTTTTATTTTTTAATAATTGTTTAAATCGAAACTTGTCGTTAAGGATGAGTCTCCATAATAGTATGTTATATCGACAACAGGGCTACCTGTAGCGGACTCATAGGTTTTCCCCGTTGGGGCTAATTCAACTATTATTGAACCATTAGCAGGTATTGTAACGTTTGTTGAATCTAAACCGCCAAATGTAGACGCATCAGCCATTGTTGCTGTAAGGTATAATGTTACATCATAGTTATTTGTATTTTCAAATAGTATCTTTAAACTATCCATAAATACAGTGTAATTACCGTATCCGCCGAATGCAATGATTTTGCTATTGAAACTTACATTTATAGCTCCTAACACAGTTCCTCCGCCGCTTCCTATTATGGTTATTGTAGTAGGCAATGCTGGTAACAAGTAAAATGTCCCGTAGAAGGTAGAATTTTGATTAAAGTACAATAAGCTATCATTTGCTTGACCTGAATGACTGAATAAAACAGGAACTATATGCCAATCTCCCAACCCTAAATCGCTCAAAATATTAATGTTCAATTGTGAGTAATCTCTTATGTCAGATATTTTATAAAGATACCCATTGCTTGTGTTAGCCCAATTGTTCACCAATATAAAACCGACATCTAAAACTCCTACAGCCGTTTTTGCGAATAGAAACTTATTAAAGTTTGTTAGGTAAGATACTTCAACTCCCATATTGAAAGTCCTGTTATTACCATATTCCACGCTCGCCCCTCCTCCGTTCATTACTAACGTGAACCAATTAGTTGCAGCGTGATTATAGCCTCTAAAATCTCCCAGTCGGAAAGGTGAACCTGCTCCGCCTTGCGGTTTATTATAAGTCCATTTTGTACCTGATATTAAAGCATTGATTAAATCAAGAGGGCTAGAATATGTCGGGATTGTAAATCCATCATCAATAGCAAAATAATCGGCTTCGACTAAACCGCTTAATTTATTAAAAGAAACTGGTTTGTAAAAGCTCCATTGGTTTACATTTGACGCAACGCATAAACTTCCGACATCGCTAATTGACCTGCCCAGTGCACTGTTTACTGTAGATATGCTTACATTTGTTGTTCCTATACTCATTTTAATTGCCTTCTAAAGTGTTTATTTTCGCTGTGAGTCCTTGAATTGCACCGATCAGATAAGGTATTAACTTGACATAATCAACACTTAAATATTCATCATTATAAACTGTATGTACCAATTCAGGAAGTACTTCTTTTAATTCCTGTGCAATTAATCCAACATCTTTTTTATCTGTTTTATTTGAATTTAATTCTTTTGCTTTCTCATTCCAATTGTATGATACAGGATTTAGTTGGTTGATAATATCTAATGAATTACCTATTGATTTAATATTACTTTTCAATCTTTTATCTGATGCAGAATAAGCAGTGATTTCACCTGTTGCTTGAATATTCCCACTTATAATTGCACCTGCTCCAATAAATCTACCATTTGAAATAATATCACCTTTTGCCCCTATTGAACCGTTTCTTGCATTAATATATACTGTTCTTGTACCATCTCCATATATATTTCCCGCACTGCCTATAAAACCAATACCTTGCCAAGATTTAATGTCTATGTTGCAATTATCATAACTTGCATCATCCCCAGTTCCAACATATACCCCAGTACTATTAGCTACAGTAAACTGTGTTGCTTGTATTGAACCATTAAATTTAGCTGATCCAGATTCTAATGAAAATTGTATTTGTTTAGAGCCATTATAACCCATATATAATGAGTGTCCATATCCAGGAATATTATTATATGTATAACCTAAACCATATGCATTTGCAACAGATGCCCAACTATTTCCAATTGTCCAAATAACTTTATCAGTTGTGCCATTTTCATCATAATCACCACACATTGCAACAGGTGATGTTGTTTTAAAATATGTATTGGTTGTTACTTTTGCTGTAAATTCCCCAGAACCTATAAATTTATGTCCATAACCAGTTTGAGTTGGTATATATTCAAAATTACCATTAGTGTTATTTCTACCAATAGTCATACTATATGTGGAATTACCAACTATAATATTATTTGCTGTTAAATTTCCATTTGCACTTACATTTGATGCAAATGTTGCTGTTTTATCACTATTCAAACTTAAAACTCTATCGCTCTCTTTATCACCTGAGTCACCAACATAGAATTTTATATTTCCTGATGATTGTTTTGCAATTATAGATAGTTGTGCCCCACTACCCGAATAATCCTGAGTTAACCCATAGTATTCACCTGATGAATCCGATTTAAAAGTAAACAGTTTAGCTGCATAAGTGTAACCATAACCATTATCATATAAATCAATACCACCATAACCACCGTCAGATCTGATATTTGAAGTTGGCTTAATTTGATTTATATATAAAGTTCTTGCATTCCAATCAACTGTTGATAAATTTGAATTTTCATTATGCCAAAACTTTTTATAATTACCCCAATCCCCACCACTTTGACTTCTATAATATAAATCAGAACCATCACAAACTAATATCTGTCTGTAATCTAGATTATCTGCAAATGGCATTTGTATGCCCTGTATCCAAGTTCCACCCGATGGTTTATTTATCGCATCGGCTGCACAATTAAAGAAACCATAATCATTGGGAATATTTGGGGTTAAAACATCAGATGAAAAATATGCATATCCTGCAAAATCACCTGCATTTAAACCATCCAATTTATCAGAATTGATTGAATAACCTGCTGTTAAACTACTTGCTGTTCCTGTTAATCCAGCACCATTTCCAATAAATTGACTTGCTGAAATATCCCCCGAAAAATTACCATAGTTACCATAAATACCTTTCCATCTCTTCCCACTATCACCTAAGTAATAAGCATTATCTGCATTAGGTGTTAATCTATCTGCACTACTTGTAAAAATATTATCAGCAAAATATGTTGCATAAACTGTTGATGTAAATGTGGCTGTACCGTCATTTTTCAACAGAAACATATTAGAACCTCCATTATTTTTAGCTTCGATTAGGTAATGACCTGAATTACCGTCCCCCCATAACGTTAATCTACCATCCGATGCAGGTGTACCTCCTATTGATGAATTACCTCCAAATATTCCTATTCCATCCACCCACACACTACCACTTTGAGCACTTGTTGGGTTATTTTGGATATACTTACTATCTAAAGATACTCCTGCAATAGTTGGGGCAAAATCAAAATCAAATAATCCATTTCTATGAATTGTATAAACACCGCCCAAATATCCACCCGAATCGTCAAATCTATACAATCTTAAATCACTGCCAACATTCCCACCCGTTTCAGGTGCTTGGCTTTCAAATTCCCATCTTAGTTTAGTTCCTACACTTGAGCCATTATATACTTGCATCACGGCTCCAAAAACTGTAGATCTAAATGTATTACTTACCTCTATTTCATCCCCCCACAATTTACCCAATCGACTTGCACTTGAACCTATTGTTTGTGGGGTTGATTGAGATGTTAGTACTGCACCTAAGTAATTGCCTAAATTGTTGTTGAATTGACTAAGATTTACAGGCTTATCAGTTAAAGAATTATAGCTTTTTTCTGATAAGTTATTTAGTGAGTGATTATGAGTTGATAAAGAAAATGTACTGCCCAAAGTAGCCGTAATTAAATTACCTGTTTTACTTATCGACGTGATCGCATTCCCTGAACCCGTAACACTCAATGACGTTGCCGAACCACTCTCGACATTTACCAACCTACTATTGATTTGATTAATGGTGTAGGCGTTGAATGTGTCAGTAAGGTTCGAGTTATTGAAAGAACCGCCCAAGCTTGAAAGAGCATAGACCGTCTGTACAAGACCGCCACCACTACCGCCTACACCAACACCATACGCACTCAAAAAGTCTGTTGAGTATACGCCTTTGTCAATCGATAAAAAGCCATTAGCATCAACAATTAAATTTACTGATTTAGTCCCATTGCTAATTGTTAAACCATTTAATGTTGTAGTATTATTTACATTTAAATTACCTGTTATTGTTCCTCCCGCTAATGGTAAATATGTTGATGTTGCTAATGCCTTTGTTAAATATAATGTTGCCGCATTTGTTATTGTTAAATAGGTTGACGATGCTTGTGACTTTGTTAAATATGTTCCTGCTGCTATACTTGTTGTTAAATATGTACTATTGTCATAACTAATAGTAGTTCCGCTGATTTTGACAAATCCCGAACCATTTAATTGCGGTTGCTTTGTGCCGATTAAATTAGTTACTGTTCCGGCAAAGTTCGGGTCGTTCCCGAGTGCATTTGCAAGCTCGTTAAGGGCATCCAAAGAAGCGGGTGCACTACCAATTAAATCATTAAACCTGCGATCCACATAAGCGGTTGACGCTCCATTTGCCTCTAAAATTGAAATTCTCTTTTTCAGTTGTTGAGATGAAAAAGCATTGAAAGTGTTTGTTAAATCAGCATCTGAAAACGTGCCATCTGAAGCGTCTTGCAGGTCTTGATAACTAAACACTTGACTTATCAACCCTCCTCCTGAAACGCCAGTGCCTGAGCCAACGCCATATGCGCTAATTTCAACGTTCGAATATACTCCATTATCAATAAACAAAAAACCGTCGGAGTCTACTGATAAATTAACCGAATTAATTCCGTTTGTTATTGTTAACCCCCTAGTGGTAGTCGTCGCATTTACAGTCAAAGCTCCTGAAAGAGTGCCTCCAGTCAACAACAAATAAGAAGTCCAAGGAGTTTCGGTTATCCCGTATCCAGCGAATGTTGTGGGGTGTGAAGTTAGGTCAGAAAAAGCATGGCTATGATTTTTTAATGCGTAATTATCTGCGTACCCTTCGACGACAGATAATCTATTTGCTATTTTGCTTGTTGTGTAAGCATTAAAGGTAGAATCTAACGAAGAATTATCAAATTCTTGCGCAAGATCGTCATATCCAAAAACTTGCGATATAAGTCCGCCTGTTCCTCCCCCGCTTGGCATACCCGCGCCATACGCTGATATTTCATCTAAGCTGTAAACCGCCTTATCAATTAAAAGTTTACCATCACAATCAACCGTTAAGTTTACGGTTTGATTTCCATTTGTTATAGCCAGCCCTCTAGTAGTGGTCAAACCGTAGGAGGTAAAAGTTTTAGCAACCCAATCAATAGTTGGTAAATTAGCGGTTAAAGCATTATAAACAGAGTTATCGTACACAATATCTGTGCCGTTTACTTTCAAATATCCGTTACCTGATAATTTGTTTTGTTTTCCGGATAATGCAGTTGCCACTGAATCTACCCAAGGAGTATCAGTTATGCCATATCCTGCAAATGTGGTCGGATGTGAAGTTAGGTCAGAAAAAGCATAGGTTGGGTTATTTGGTAACGCCACAGAAATTACTCCTTCATTATCAATAGAGATACCGCCCCCGATACGAACACCCCCGAGCAAAGAAGAAGTTGCAATGGGCAAAACATATTCGGAAGACGAATTTAATTTTATTTGAGTTGCGATAGCCGCCGACAAGTTCAACGACAAACGAGCGATTGACTTTTCAGGACTTGAGTCATTCGTGTTTATTTGAAACGCTTTAGCTATGTCGTCTTGAAATTGTGGATAATTTATTCCGCTCATGTTTTAACTCTTTAATTATATTGTAGCTAACACAGATTGTTGAAAAGAATAATCAGGTTCATTTGGATAATAAAACGAACTTAGCACACCCGCGTTATCATATATCAGATTACCATCTAAATCCCGTATTACAAACCCTCTAATCCTTGGTAATTGACCTTTCGGTACGTTCGTGTCAGCGCGAGGGTAAAAGTTTGTATCAGGCACATAACGGACGTCAGTTGTATTTTGAGCCACGAACAATAGATTTTCCCATTCTATCTTATCGCCATCTTTCCAAAATCTGTAATCGAAAAGTTTCGACATTTGAATTTGTAAATCTTTTCTCACTGTATCTTTATCCGCCGCTGGATTTATGTCCAACCTGAATTGTATATCAACTAAAAACCATTTCACGTTATTCAGTTGCAATGAAAAGGTAGAGGCATCGGTATAATTCAAAAATTCGCTTATTGATAAAAATTCTTCAGACCTTGACACCATATCATTTATTTCGTCGGTCGTAAAGTCTTGCCCGTTACACGGAACAATGGTTAGGTTTAATTTACCTGAAGCGTCAACTCCGCCCTTGATAACCCTCAAGACGTTATTATTGATTTTCATCAATATTTGCTCAATATAAGAAATTGTATTTCTTGCTAATTGATTAACGCTTTCCTTTACCCGTATTCGATAAGTATCGTCACTTTCAGAGTCTGTGCCTCCAATTGCTTGATATTCGTTAGTGCAAGAAATATGACCTTGCGGAATTACGGACATTCTATTTATAGAAACTGGGTCTACTTTTGTACGTATGCCCGTCGAGTCGCTCTTTACTTTTGCATATTCAAACCCTTGAGATCCTATGGTCACATCCGTTTCAAGAGAAAAATAAATACCGCTCGTACTTATGAATTTATTATCAACGGCTGAATAATAAGTTCCTGCATCTGCTACCAAACGAATGTAGGTCGAGCTTCCGGAAGCAGGAAATCTTTCAGATACGCCTTTTCTTTTAGCTGCTTCGTCAAGATAACTGCCATATGAAGAGTCCGGAAATATATGCCCCTCAACTACAGCTTGATTCACTAAACACTTTTGGCCAATTTTCCCTACACCATAACCTATGCCGTTGAGCACAGATTCATTTGATATGTCGTTTACCTTATCGGTCTTATTTAAAAATATTTCCAAGAATATTTGCTTCAACTCTTGAACTGTGCTTACTTTAGTTATCATATACTTATCTTTTGCTCAGTTTTGTAATTATATTTGGTCTTGATATCGCAAGTCAATGTCATGTCCCCGTCGGAAAAATTGAAACTCTTTACATTTACGTATTCAAACAAATCGTTTTGCATGAACGTGTTTGTGATATCTTCCACTAAAATAGGATATGAAAATTGTTTAACCGTACTTCCTGATATCAGCGACATATCCTTGCCGAATAAGGGATTTTCCGGAACATCCCCTCGATTTAATTCTAATAATATAACACACTTTTGGTCTACATTATCGCGATATTGAACTATTTCTAAATCATTATCGATAAAAGTTATTTCTTTACAAATGTCTTTACCATAAATTCTTTCGCCTATTGGTTGGTCTAATATCGTGGTCACGACTATGTCCGTTGCGTTATTCACAAAAGCACTTATGGATTTAAGTTCATCAATTTCCCAATCTGACTCTTCCAAATCGTTATTCAGCATCAAATCAACCCAATCGTAACTTTCGCCGCTTACATTCTTAATTGAATTGGCCACATCTTCCATCGTCCTCATGCCTCCTACGGTAGTGTCTACTTGTATATAAGGTTTATACCCATATTTTGTTTTTGAAGTTCTTAAAAATTTGGGTAGTTTGTTTATCTTCTCTAATGTAACATTCAAAGTTTCCACTAAATCCATTAGTTCCCAATATCCACAAGTGGAAAATTTAGAAGAGAAATTCTTAAATTGAACGCCCAATAATACGCAATCCTTTGTTAATTTAGATAGCGAGTTCAAATGAACATTATCAATTGAGTCAGACTCCCCCGAAAAGTATTGAAGAACTATTGGATACGAATTAAGCATGAACAACCGATAGTCGTTCAAGAAATTTAATAACGGGTATTTTGTTACTTTTTCAAATTCGTATATTATTGAATCCATCTGTTATAATTTTAAAGCCATGCCGAAGTTCTTAATTGAACTCGTTATTAAATTATTCAACAATTTAGCTATTTGAGAACTTGCAACCGTAGTCAAAAATTTCTTCATATCTTTGTTTCCAGAGAAACTACTTTTTATGATGTTCCCGTCGGCTACCGCTTTTAATTCCACTGAATAAAACCAAAGCATATTATTTTCCACACCTTGAGAAAATGATTGCTGAAGCGGCTCAACTACGTACGATGTATTAAGCGCGTAATTGTTGAATATTAAGACATGGGGCTTCTTTTTGTCATCAAGTTCCCAAGCTGATTCGAGAATATTCTCCATCATCTTCAGAAGACCAAAACCAGTTTTAATCAATAAATTTTCTTTCCCTATTTTTACACCCGTATTTCCTCCAAAAAACGGGATTGTTGATACGTTACCCGTAGGTTGCACACCAGTAATCAATCGCAATTTCCTTCCAAAACAACCTTGCAACGAAACGTCACGAGGGCAAAATGTATCATTAAATAATGTAGTTACGCCTGTATTAGTCTTTGTTATCGTTGCTATTTGAGTCTTGGAGTCCATTATATTATTAGGCATTACCGTGAAAGTCATATACCCTTTTGTAACCCCTGAACTATCAATCAATTCCAAAGAACAAAGATAATATTCTATTTCATCTGGATAAAGCGCATGTAATGCTGCTCTTCCCATAGAAGATGTGGCTGAAGCCAAACCTGAAGCGGCACTGTTTAATCCATTAGAAAATAAATCCATATTAATCTGTATTTGAAAGCTTAGACAACAAACTGCTGAGTTTACCTTTAATAGTTGTTAATTTTAAGACTGATGGCGGCGAAAGCACAGCAGTTGGCATTGATACGGACAGTACCATAGTCGATATTGCGTCTATTAATTCTCCTAACAGGTCGTTCATTGAATTTCCTAAAACTAATGGTTGCTTACCAGAGCCCAAGTTTATAGTTTTTGATTCAATTTTTATTTCGTTCTTCGTTGCGGTTATCTTGTTGTCAAATTCATCTGTGTAAGTAAGACCCTCTCCTAACACGTACTCGATACTGCCCTTCGTTACCCCCTCTTCCGTAACATTCAAATTCAGGTTACCGCTTGTGCTTATGTTTATTTCTTTATCTGAAGTTATGTTGAGTTGGTTATCGCAATAAATGTCAACCATTGAGTCTTCATTTTCGCTGTTCACTTTTATCTTAAGATTTGCCGGATTATCTTTATCTCCCAGCAAACTTATTTGCAAAATAGATTCTTCGCCGTCCATAAAAAATTCGACAGTTTTTGAAGAACCATTTCCACGAACTAAACGATATTGGTTTCTATCCATCAAAAATCCGTTCCCCTCTTTTGTCAGATATGCGACTATGATTGGTAATCCAGAAACTCCATCTTTTATCCAAACGACTGGAGTACCAAACCCGTTGTCTTCGGGGAAATGTATGTTTTCCATTACATACGGCGGGCACATCACATTGTTAAAAAAACCGTAACCTCTACCGCCTTGTATCGTAACCCTATGAGTCAGATAGCAATCGTTTATATACCCTTCTCGTTCGTTTTCGTCAGGCACTACCACATACCCTACTCCACCGTTGCCGATATCAAGATTGTTGTTGTGTATGCCTAGAATATCTTTTTGCTGCATGTGATTATTTTGTATTTAATCTACCGTGTTTTATCAATTGTTCTTTTCTCATAAAATATCCGAATACTTCTTTGTTTACCTTCCATTTAGACATAACTTTTTGCCAATTAGATTCGGTTATCTTTTCTTTGTTAACGCCAAAATCTATAATATTGAAGTAACTATGTCCGTCAACCCCCTCAATAAATTCGCGATACATCCCTCTAGATACTCCCAATACTGTTTTCCGAGTTATGTTGTCTTTGCTTATACTCCAATCATTTGTAACGCTATCAATGTAAAATACCTCACCTGAAGTATGCAAAACAAGAGTGCCTTTTTTATAACGACGGTCTCCATTTAACGTAATAGTTCCCCGCCGCGTGAACGGAGCATAAGCGTTGCATTCTATCAGATATTGTAAATCGGCAAAAGCAGATTGGATTGTATTATCGTCGTTCGTTTTATTTTTGTCAGAATTAAATTTCCCCTTACCGACCCAAGTGTAGTAGTTACTTTCAACCGCTAATGGTTTAGAACCCCAAATTGATGCGTACTCCGGAAAGAATACGGCAGGAACCATAGTGGACAATTCAAATTCCCCGAGTTGAAGTTGATACTTTGGCATATATTGGTACCATGAATAAATGCCTTCTGTATTCCAATCCAAAGCAGTGGACACTATATCATCTGGATTTATTTCCAACATGGCAAGTTCCATCATATTAACAAATCCTTCTTTGTCAAGCGGCGGTTTTCGTGCTATCAAATAGTATTGGTCGCCATAAGTATCCCCGAAAAATTCCACCATAGGTTCTTGACAAACTTTATGAAAGAAATTTAATAACGAGCCTTGCTGTGAAGCTATGCTGGAATCAACCACTTGCTTATTTGAAACAGAACTGTCCATTATTAACTTCATAATTCCCCAAACTCCGGCAGCCGTTCTTAAAGAAGCAACCGTATTTTGAGGAGACACTTGTTCATCTTGTTTTTCAGTTGCGTTTTCAATTATGGTGTTTGGTATAATATTAGCTATTTTATCTGATATAGACACAAAATCAGTTTCCCAAACCATATAGCCGCCAGGAACAGAAGTATCATATACGCCTCCCTTACCATAAACCTTATTTGTTTTTTGTATAATAAGTTTATGATACATCAAAAAGTCTATCGGGTCTATCGGCGTGGAAATATGTCGTATCTCTAAATGCAAATGTGGCCCAGTAGAATGACCTGAATTTCCAGTCTTGCCGAGATAATCACCAATATTAACGCTTTCACCAATTCTTATTTTTGAAGATATGGAACTTAAATGGGCAAAATATATGTCCAAATAATCTCCTGCCATTATTTCGTATCTGACAACAACATGCTTGCCGTACCCCTTTATTTCGTTAGCTATTTTCGTTATAACTCCGTTCATGGGACAAGCTATTGAAATGCCAATTGGTGTGCCAATATCTATTCCCTTATGAAATTTGTCCCCTCTCTTGGCACCGAACATGCTTGTTATCCAAAAAGTAGGATATCCAACAAGAAAATTTTTCAAAAATACGGGAGCTTGTAATATAGCACTCATTATTTCTTTGGTTTTAAATCTATGAATTTAGTTCTTTTATTGCCGTATGAATCAAAAACATAATTCGGCACAACTTCTATGTTTGATAATTGAGACACAACCCCCTTCAATATATAATCCAAGTCCATATTTATTTTATTCCTGAATATGTCTATTTCAGTTGAATCTAGCCGCATTCTAAAGATAGGGTTGTTTTGAACTCCGTTTATGAAGTTTATGTCTTTTGAGTCTCCTTGTACTTCGTTAGCGAATACGGTTGATTCAGATTTTGTAGTAGACACGTTAAAGAAGAAAGACCCATCCTCAATTAAAAGCTTCATTAAGTCCCTCCCAGTGACCTCTACGTGAGCTTCTCCATTCACGTTATCGGTTACCACTCTGACGTTGTCAACCAACGCTATCATGTCGTAAACCTGCCCCGCTATTTTTGTTTCTATGTCAAAGCTGTCAGAATCAGAATTTTTGTTTTTGCGTATCTTTTCCATTTCCAATTCTTCAAAACTAATGAACAACAAGTCTTGAGAGGAAATTAACCAATTGAAGTAATTCGATTCAACTTTTGAAAAAGGAGCCTTGCTGTAAAACTCTTTGCCATTTTCGTAAAAAGATTTAGACCCAAATTCACTATCTTTAATAGCTTGATGATACATTTTATCTTTGCCGTTTACCTTAGTAAAATAATCATCGACAGCTGACATGCTTATTATAGGCAATGAAATAGTAAAGCTGCCGCCTTCGGCGGTTGAAGCGGTGTTTACACTTGTTAAATGCCTACTCAAATCTACGAACTGGCTTGACTCTGGACCAGTATATATTAATTTGTCTTTTCTTGATTCAGTAATATAGTACAAACTTTTGAACCAACCGAATACCTGACAAGTCGGGTTTCTTTTGCTCAGCCCGCTCGCTTTGTACCCTTCATTTTGATATATTTTTTGTATTTCTTCGTGGGCAAAAGCAATAAATTTTTCATTGTCTATTTGAAAGTTGGTTTGGCTTATGGCGAGTTCACGAGTTACTTTTGTCGGGTTTATTCTTAGATTACACGGACAAGGTAAGGTCATGTTTATGTCCAAATCGTTAACAGTCGGCCAATTCTTTTTGTTATTTTCTTTAGACCAAGCCGTCTTATCGAAAGCAGTCATTTGAGTAAATATCAAAGCACGATTACTTTCAAAAAAATCCTTTTCTGAAATTGCGTACACGCCAGACCGTTCCTTAAAATCTTTTATGGTCTTTACGCTCGAATTGTTGTGACGTAAAAATATGTATTTGTTGTTATCTTTTGCCATTGTTAATGTGCGCCTGCTCTACCTGTCGCTGGGGCTGAAGGAGCTGGCTTATTAGTAGTCATGTGAGTATAAATATTAGCAACAGATTCTTGTATTCCAGAAAACATTTTTGTCCACATGTCGTTCAGTTGAGTTGTGTTCTGAACCATGTTGTCTTTGAAGTTATTTGTGGCAGCTTGTTCTTCTGTAGTTTTAGTCGGGTCAGCTTTTAACAACTTACTTCCTTCCCCGCCATTAGTGAACGACTTAATCTCGGCATCTAAACGGTCAGGGGCGATGTTAGGAAATAAACTTTTCATTGTAAAATAACCTAATGTAGTATCCGTTCCGCCATTTTGGTTTTTGAGTCGTTGCAATACGGCTTGTATTAATTTTCCTTCATTTTTAGGGTCTCTTTTATCCCTATCTAATAAGTCCATCCTTCCTGCGTGCTCCGGAAATAAATCAGCCACTGAACTAAATACCAAAGCTTTCATTCGATCGTTTTGAGGGTTTTGTATTACATCCTGAAACGAAGCCATGTCGGAGCCGACCCTCTTATCTTGAGTTATCCCTTTAACTGACGAGAATGCCGCCAACATATTATTTGCTACATTGTAGTTTGGTTTGTCAGACCTGTCCATGTAGCTTCCCATTACTTGTTGTTGTATGTCAAACTTTTCTTGAACCCGAGTAAAATCATCCCCGCTTACTCCTGAACCCTTTATGCCTGATAAAACAGCTACCATGCGAGACAGAGCGTCGGTAACATTTATGCCATATCGGTCATATTGTCCGCCTTCAGTTAAAGCCCCCGATTTCATACCGAGCGATTTTTCCATCCCGTACCCTTGAATAGTTTGGTTGTACCAGTCATCAGCCGTTCCCCTTGCTCTTATTCTATCCGCGGCTAGACCTCCAAATTCTCCTCTATCCATACCAAACCCGACATACCTTTCGCCTAATTCACCGTCAGTGTCCATCGCATTCTTCAAATAATCCCAAGACTCTCCGCCGCTTCTACCGCCAGTAGCTGCATTCATGCCCGCTAAACTCAATAACCCCTTATTAGATTCACGACCGCTACCCATAGTTCCAATCAAAGCTGCCGCGATTCCTACTACCGCATTCATTTTCATGGCCATTTGAGCACTCATTCCGGCTATTGAAGAAACTCCCATAGAAGCCCCCATCATCATCTCGGGTATGCTTCCAGAAGTAGCCCCGTTAACAAGCGACGTCATCCCCTGAGCCCCCATCAATGTTCGGTCAAATACTGGATTAGCTTTGTTGCCACCCATTGCTCCAGCTATCTTGCCGTCGTATTCTTCAACGCGTTTTTGAGCAGCTGCTGCTTCTTCGGCTGTCATAGCGTTATCTCTGTCATGCATGGCATCTTTTCTGCCTTCACGCATTTTATTCAAAAACGAGTTGGGGTCTGTACCTCCCCTACCGCTCGTTATTTCGTCGGTCAAAGCCCTTATCGCTTCGGCTAAATCTGCTTCAGCATTTTTCTTTTCTGCTGATTCTTCAGAGTTTATTTGTTCGTCTTCTTTGTCGTACTTTTTCCCTATTTTTTCGTACTCGCCTTCTCTTAACCTTTCATATTGTTGGTCAATATTTTTTCTATGTAGTGGGTCATTTTGATACGCCCCGTCCATAGTTGCTATACGTTTTGCTTTTTCAATCTCAACTTGTTTGTCGATACTGTCGTAATCGCTGCCCATGCGACTTTGCATATCAGCGCGACGAGCGTTGTATTTATCGGATATGTCTTGGCTGGTACGTTCAGACTCCATCTTCTTCACGTTCTCTATGGCTTCTTTTGTTCCCATACCTCGTTGTTGCTGAATCTCATTACGAACTTCATCTATCAAACGAGTATCAGGTGCCAAAGAACCTCTAGAATCACGATAATCTGCAGTTCCGTCTTGACCTATTCTACCGCTATCAGGCAAACCGCTACCGACAGAATCAATCTCTTGTTTTAGCTGTTCAGCATTACCCCGTATATTTACAACCACGTCTCCCATTATTCTTCTTTTTTATCAAATTCAGAGTAGTCTAAATTGTCAAATGCCTCATCAATTTCGGCTTGACTTAAAGCATTTCCGTCTTTGTTTTCATAATAACCTACCGATTCATAATCTTTATCGCTTACATCGTTGGATTTAGATGCCTTCTTGTTGATATCTAACTCTTCTTGATAGTCTATAAGCATATCAATAAAATTCATTTCTCGGTGCGCTTTGGAACCAAATGGCACATTATATTTCTTTCTCCACCAATAATCTATGGGGAATGAATGCCATTGTTCTAAAAACTCACTCGCTTTCCTTCTCAGTGTCTTTTGTTGCTGGAACATCTGGCTCGCTAGATAAATAAAGTTCTTTTGAAACTGATTCGTACCAAGGCAATAATTGCTGTTTGTAAAAACCAATTAGCTCTTTAGCGTCCAAAGGATCCATTTTAGTATAATCTTCCAACTCCAACATACGTTTTACCTTCGGGCAAAGCACTTGAATAAATACTATCGCGTCTACTAAATCTAATGCTAAATACATTGATTTAATTCCGGAAGCCGACATTGAGCCGTAACGGTTATTGGTCAATGCTAACTTCATTGATTCCATGTCAAGAAGTTGTCCCACGTTGGGGAATTTTACAATTAGCTTTTCGCCTTTGAATATACAGGCGTGTTCTTTTTCAATCATGATTTTCAATTTTTACGTTTATTTATAAAACAAAAAGGTACTCCGTTTTGCAGAGTACCTCTTTTAATAGTTGATTTCACACTAAACGACGCCGTTGAACAAAATTGGTTCAAGATACTCAAACTCAGTATCACGTCCTGAAATTTGCCCTTCTTGGATATCAAATCCTTCACGGGTGACAAAGGCAGCGTTGATTTTAGCAAACGTTTCAAACTTTGCTTTAATTTGCCCTGTTTTTATATCAATAGCCCCGTCTTTCACCTTTCGCATTATAGCTATTTCCAGCCCTTCTTCTTGCAGAAGCAATGCGTTTGTCCAGTCTTCGATGGAAGCTGAATTACGAAAACTTCCCCTGACCATTTTATTAGCCAGAAGATTGAAATTGATAGTGTACGAGGAGCAAGATAAAGAACCGCTCCATTCTACTGGAGGAAGTTCATCTGGGTTGAACCGACCTATACCCGTAACCTTGCTTCGGCGGATATTTTCAGTAACTCGAACGCTTTTCATTTTACCGATAGTTATCCCATCGATTTGTATGATTGCGATTGGCGCCGTCATTACCTTTTCGTTTTTATTAGCCATGATTGTATATTTTTTAATTTTTTTTTTTTGTTTATATTATACTGTGAAATCAAGCATATTTCCCACAAAGAACATCTTGTTGTTCGGTACGTTTGGCACAAAATCGTAAGTAATGAAGAAGTCACCATTAACAGCCGTAACCTTAACATTTTTCCAAGTGATAATCAAGTTGTCATTTCCTGGTCTAGCAACTCTTGAAGCCAATTTGGTTTCAGTAAAGTTCTTCAAACTTTCTGGAGAGGCTTGTGCTACAGTATCGCCAGTGAACCGAGCGGCTGCGTCAATGATAAGTTCTTTATTCAGTTGAGCCTTGATAAGCGCGATTGATAACTCCAGACTTTCTCCATCGTCAGCGATAGTCTTTAAGTTGTCTTGTATCGTAGTGACACCTTGATTGATGCACCAGTACCCGTTCACGTTACGAACGTGCATAATACCCGCTTGTAAAGCATCCACCCGTTCTTGCTTTTTCAAATCATAAACGAAGTTTTTGTAGCCAATCCGTTTAAAAGT